GGCGCGTTCTCCCCGAAGGTGTAGAAGGACTTCGCCTTCCCGCCCGCGAGGTGGTTGGTCCGGCAACGTCCAGCGCGCTTGCAGCGAGGGCACTTGATGCGCGCCCAGCCCTGGCCGTTCTCAAGGTCGAACTGGGCAAGGCTCAGGCCGCGGGTAAACGCGAAGCGGGGCGGACCTGGCCGATGGTCACAGCGGTCACATCGGAACTCGTATAGCGGCATGGTCGTCTCCTACAACGATGGGGGAAGCATGGCCGCACCAGCGGACTGGGCCTGCCCACCGAAGGCGGCGGGGGCGCCGTTCAAGGACTCGCCCGTCATCGGGTCTGCAGCTTGCCCGTCCGGCGAGGTGCCAGCAGGCGGGGGCGCCTGTCCAGCGGACTGAGCGGTCTGCTGGAGCACGGCGGCGAACCCGTCCTTGATCTCCGGGCTGTCCTGGTTCCAGATCTCCAGCGACTTCTCGTAGAGCGCGGCGATGCCTTCGGGAGGGACCTGGGCCTGCATCGCCACCTGGGCGGCGGTGCCCAGCGTCTGCAGGAAGCCGATGAAGCCGTCCCGGTCCGCCTCGGGGCCGGTGGGGACCGTCGACCCGATGTGGATGCCGATGTCGAACTCGCCCTGGATGTCGGCACGGGAGTACTCGACGTACTCGCCCTCGTCCAACCCGGTGATGCGCGCCATGCGGGTGGCAGTGAAGTACTGCTGCATGATCTGCCACTTCTTCCTCAACAGCGCCGTCAGCGTCTTCTCGAAGATGGCCAGCATGCGCTCGGACTTGCCCTGCTGGGAACTCGCCCGAATGGCGGACTCGGTGGCGCTCTTCGCGCTCGATCGACCGCCTCGCATCGCTTCGTCCCCAGCTCCAACCTCGGCCATGAGGCCGCGGATCATGTTCATGAGCCCGTGGAGCTCCTGAGGGAAGGCGGGCATGACCAGCGGAGCCACAGCGTTTCGCACGTCCCGCTTGTCCTTCACCGGCACCATGGTCGGGCGGGGGACGCCGAGCAACTGCAGGCCGTTCTTCCCGAGCTTGCCCTCGTGGTACATGACCTTGAGGGCCATAGCCGCCTCGAGGCCAGCGACGGCTCCGTTGGTCAACCTCTGCAGCCAGACAGCAAAGGGGAGCATCTGCTGGGCCAGGGAGATCCCGACCATCTTCTTCGGTACTCGCCACCAGCGGAGCATCTCGAAGGGGTAGCCCTCCATGTCGAGGTGGCTGACCGTGTGCTTGAGGACGATGGGAGACGTGTTCTTGGCGCCCGCCTGGTTGCAGACCCACAAGACCCGGAGCTCCTTTACCCTCCGCATCTTGCTCTTCGATGACCCGGGCACTCGGACCCGCCGGGTGGCCCACTCGTAGTGCCACTTCTCCCAGATCTCGACGTGGTCAGGCTCGCCCTTCGAGGTCGTGTAGATCAACCCGGTCTTCCCGCTGGTGAGCGTGCGGTCGGCGGTGATGCCCTTTGTGTTCTTGAATGAGGGGTTGTTCACGACGTCGTCGATATGCACGAGGTGACGCACCGCAAGCCACGGGCAGGTGCGGAGCTTTGTGTGACCCTGGGGCCAGACGAAGTTTTCCGCTGGGACGTGCTGGATCGCCGCGGTGTCCGCCTTGCGGTCTGGGAATAGACCCATCTCGGCCAGACGGTCCTCGAGCAACTGCTCGCGCTGCCGGTCGTCATCGCTCTGGTCGTCGGCCACGATCTCGTCGGTGTCTGTCGTCGTGTCGTAGTTGATGTACGGGACCATGAGGCCGGTGCTGTTGTAGACCGTCCTGCCGATGGCGAAGCCGTCGATCAGAGAGTGGAGGACCATGTCCTCAACCTCGTCGTAGTCGCCCGCCTCGGTCCACTGATGCTGAAGCGCAGCTCCGCAGATCTTCGCTCGGGTCTTCTCGTTGCCGGGGCCCGTCAGGCCCCCCGTCTCGGTCTCCCGCTTCGGCCGACCGTAGATGGAGGGGTCCGCCAGAAAGAGGTAAGGCAGCAGGCTCTGGAGCGTCGAAGAGATAATCCCGATCGGCTGGTCCGCCTGCCGCGACTCCTCAAGGCTCCCGTCGTGGTTGGGGCCGAACTCGTACGCCGATCGGAGGGTCTCCCACCGGTCGTAGTACTCCGTCTTGATGGTCGCCTCCGCGTCGAGGATTTGCTGAAGGTGGCGCCTGGCCTCCTTCTCTTCGGTGCGAACTCGCTTGCCTTCGTCCATCTAGAGCTCCGTGCCGCCTTCGTACCACTTCTTGGCGAAGTCGTCGTCGGACCATCGTACGCGTGAGAGTTCCGGGCGTAGATCCCGTTCTTTCTCGATATCACTCGGGCGGCGAGCTACCCCGAACTCTTGGTCAGCCACAATCAGCGCCTGGAGCCACGCCATCACAGCGTCGTCGTGGTTCCCCGGAGGCGCCCCGTATTTGACCCGTCCCGCCTTGGTCTCGCCCTCGTCCACCATGTCCCGGCGAACGGGCTCCTTGTACCACTCCTTGTACTCCTGAGCCTGCACCATGAGCCGCTCGGACCGGATGCAGCCCTGGAGTTCATTGTCGATGACGCTGCGGCCGGACTCGACCATCCGGGGCTTCGTCGCGCGATTCGTAGACCAGCCCCACTTCCGTTCGACGGCGATGGTGTTGGGGTCCACGCGCTCAACGACTCGCCAGTACTCGCTGTGGTCCACCGCGTCGCTGACCGCCCGCCCCGGGCCCTCGATCTCCCACGAGAGGAGGGCCTCGTTGTAGTAGACGGCCAGTAGGATGGCCCTCTCGGCAGTAGGCCAGGGCTTCGCAGTTCCGACCCACTCAGCGACCTGACGCCGGGTGTGGGCCTCGACCACCTGGATCGCCGTGTAGTCGCCTGCAGTCATCCCGGCACTCGGGTCCGTCGCTACGATGTACTCGACGCCCTCTTTCGGCATCTCCCAGATCCACAGTGGAGGGAGCTCGACGCCTTCATCGAAGCGGATGTCCGGCTCCATGGTCGAGGCGTAGTTGATGCGGGCGGCCTCGGGCATCTCCGCGGCGTCGAAGATGTCACCGACGAAGTAGGGGTTCTTGACGTACTTCTGCTGGATGGCCGACAGGTGGTCGGTGTCGAACGCCTTCCGCCCGGAGAAGGCGAAAGCCTCCTCGGGGTTGCTGGGGAACTCCTGCTTAAACCACGTCCAGTCCCGCCCGAGCTTGTCCTGCCACGTCTTGTAGGCCCACCACGCCTGCTCAGGAGACAGGTCGTACTTGAGGATCATCTGCTTCAGCGTGCCGTCGAACCTGCGGCAAGCCTCCTCCCAGGATAGTTCCGAGGGGATGGGCGTCTGGTAGTTGGGCATGAAGTGCCACGGGTAGAAGACCGCCTCCCAGTCGGTGTCGATGGGGCGTCCCTGCTTGTCCGTCTTGTTGTAGGCCTCCCAGAACTTGTCGTAGAACCAGCCGCCGACGCCGTTGGCCGTGCTCTCCATCAGCACCAGCGTCTCGGGGTCGTCGGAGAGGATGGGCATCAGGCCGCCCATCAGCGACTTCGCGTCCGGCCAGAAGGCGACCTCAGAGCCGTGAAAGTAGTGAATCTCCGTCGACCGAGCAGCGTCCCGACTCAGGGCGGGGGAGACGCGGATCTCGCTGTTGAGCCCCGCGGACTCGTCCAGCGGGTGCGTCAGCCACAGCCTTCGGTCGTTGTTGCGCCGAGCTGCTGGTCGGAGGTCTTCCTCGCCCTCCGACTTCCCGTCGGGCATGCGCTCCCAGAAGGTCTTCAGCATCGAGAAGATGGTGTCGGTGCTGTCCTCGTCGTGCGCGATGATGCGGGCCTTGCGGTCCGTCTGGGTCATGCACCGATGGCCGATGATGCCCTCTGCCAGGGTCGACAGTCCCATCCGGCGAGCCTTGAGGATGACGAATCGGCCCGGCTTCCCGGCTGCCTTCGCGGCCTCGATGCGCGCAAGCAAGTCCTTCTGCACGAAGTTCAACTTGAAGGGGACCACCATCCCCATCCGGCCTCGATCGGACGGGTCCTTGCCGCCGCTCGACTCCGGGCGGTTCATGATGCGGAGGTACTTCTCTGCGAAGTACTCGAAGTCCTGAAACTCAGGGGGGCCGGTAACGCCGGTCAGCTTGCGAACGATGTCCCGGCTTCGGGACTTCGTCATGTTGTCGCTTTTAGACCGGCGTCCCCGAGCCATGGGCTAGTTCTGCGCCCGGATAGCGTGGACCGCCATGTTGACCTCCATCAGCCAGGACTGCTCGAGATGCACGCCCAGGTCCGTGGCGAACTGCTGCATCGTCTTAGCCTTTGACATGGTGCCGATTTCTAGGCCGTCCGAGCCATTCGCCGGAAGGTGCTCCGGGGCCACCCCGACGCGCATCAGCGCGGCCATGGTCGCGTCGAAGGGCTTCGACCCCAGGACCCGGTTCACGGCGTACGCACCGCGGACCACCGGGTTCTGGGCGAGGGTGACGAGGGTGGCTCGCTTCGCCTCAACGGCGAGTGCTTGCTGATCTCGGGTAGGAAGGCGGGCGCTCACTCCTCGTCCGCGATCATGGCGGCCCGGTCCTCGTCGGAGACGCCCGTCTTGTCAGCGGCAGACCGTCCGTCCGCGCCCTTGGCCGCCAGGGCCTCGATGATGGCGTCCGTCACGACGGTCCGAGCGGAGCCCGTGTCGTTCCGACCGGCGAGCTCCGCCGTCAGCAACTGGGCGAGCTCGTCCTTCTCTGCGGACCGGAGCAACTTCGCGACGTCTGAGACGCTCCCAACCCAGCGGTCAACCCGCAGGGCCGAGTCCTTGCCCGAGTTGAACCGCTTGAAGCGAGCCATCACCGCAGGGTTCACGCAGAAGGACTGGTAGGGCCGACCGTCAGCCGGGTTGTAGTCCGTCCCGGGCGCGAGGAACACCTGATTGATGGCCTCCTCGAGGGCGGTGGCCTCGTCGCAGGTGATGTGCTTCCCGGCGCCCGTGGGCAGGCCCTTCTCCATGAACCGCTGGAAGCGCCGCTGCACCTCGCCGTTCTTGAGGCGCTTGTCCAGTTGGGCTGTGGATAGGGAAAGCACCTTGCGACGAGCAAGGACCTTGTTGGCCCCCGAGGTGCCCAAGGCGCTCAGGTCTTGCGTGATTGTTTCGATCATCGGGTATTCTCCGGGGTGGATTCATCAAAGGAGCGGACATGCACGACGAAAAGCAGACAGGTCACTCAGGTTTCAACAAGGGCTACGGGGGCCGGTCGAAGTCGAAGTCTTCTTCCCCCTCAACCGGCGGCGCGAACTCTTCCTCTTCCCCCGCGAAGATGGGGGTGAACATTGGGAAGGACTCCCAGTACGGTCGCAAGAAGAAGAAGGGCTCGTACTGAGAATCTCGCGGACGCGCTTCGCAGCGTGAAGTTGAAGCCAGGCGCTACTGAGTAGCTTCTCCGACGTAGTCAACTGCCGATGGGTCAGCACACCGTGCTGGCCCTTCGTTCCAATGGCGTCGATGAACCGGGTCTGGTCGCGGGTCAGAGACTCCATCGCGTCCATGGCCTCTTTGATCTCGTGCCCAGTAGACAGACCGGCGATCAAACGCCCGCAGGCCTCCTCCACCGCGTCGCACCCGGCCTCAAGCATCCCCCGGAGCCCGCTCGTTGAGCGAGTGCCCGCGGGGCGGAAGGACATCGGGAGCCCTGGGCGCTCGGGGAGCTCGTCGAGAACGTGTCGGAGCGTGAGTTCCTCCCAGTCCTCGAGGTGCATCCCGCCCATGGTCGCGTTGATCAGCCGAGGGCCCGTGGGAGAGGTCGTCTCCGCGTACCGAGACAGCCAGCGGCCAAACATCATGAGTGGGCGGCTGGTGCGAACCGTGCCGCCGCCCCACGCAGGAACCTCGACCTCTCCGGTCTGCTTCTCGCCGTCGTAAGGCGTTCCGTCGGCGTGACCCTTGCCGCCCGTGAAGGCACAGTCCTGGCCCAGGAGCACAATCGGGCTGCACCCCATCAGGTCCGCGAGGATCGTCGCAGTTGTAGCGACCGAGGGGCCGCCGTGGATCATCTGCAGGCCGAGGCTCGCAGCGATGGAGTCCATGGGGTCGCCGCCGGCACCCGCCACAGCGAACGGGACCTCCGCTTCTTCGAGCAGTTCGTAGACCTTCTCGTTGGAGATCATCGCGACGATCGCCGCCTTGATGCGAGGCAGGGCGTTGACGAAGTGGTGGGTGACGTCGACATTCTCGATGGTCACCAGCACGTCGATATCCACATGCTCCGCGACCGGGTGGGCGGCGGTGTTCACCGCGAAGATGACGCCCTTCTTGCTGGCCTCTTGTAGCAGGGGCAGCGCGAGGCTCAACGAGGGCCCAGCCGAGCAAATGAACGCCGGGACACCCGCCAGGGGCGGAACGCCATCTCCGAGCACGTCGTCGAGTGTCGGTAGCCCGTTGGCCCCGCCGAGCTTCATCGCGTTCCGCAGGGCGGTCTCGGTGAAGTCCCCAGCTCTAGCTACAGCCGTGTTCCGGTTGATGGCCCGCCGAGAGTCCGCCTCGAGGAGGACCTCCAGCGCAGCGCCCACCACGCCTGCGTGCTTCTCGTGGAACCCGGGGGCGTCGACTCGGACCAGGGAGCCGTAGGCCCCGAGCTTCGCGACGGTCGCGCTGCGGAGGGCGGGGACGCTGGTTACATAGACCACCTCCTCCTCGGAATCCCCGACGGGTGGCGGGCTGGGGTCGAACACCACCACCAGCGTGGGGGGTGGCTCATGGGCCATCACCTCGGCGAACGCCTCTGGCTGCCACCCGAAGAACACGACCTCGCGCTCGCGCTCCAGCGTGCCGGTGGCGTCCTGGTTGTTCGCGTAGAGGACGGCGTCCACTAGGCGCTCGGTGCGTCGTAGCCGGTGTTGGCCCCGTACGAGAACGCAGGCTCAGACGTACCAACGATCAACTCGGCTTCCGCCACGGGC